ATAAGAATCATATAAGAATCATATAAGAATCATATAACAATCATATAAGAATCATATAAGAATCATATAAGAATCATATAAGAATCATATAAGAATCATATAACAATCATATAAGAATCATATAAGAATTATTATAAAAATCATATAAAAATCATATAAGAATTATATAAGAATCATATAAGAATCATATAAGAATCATATAAGAATCATATAAGAATCATATAATAATCATATAAGAATTATTATAAAAATCATATAAGAATTATATAAGAATTATTATAAAAACTTATATAAGAATATTAAAATTAATTTCTTTATATAATTTTATTTTAATAATCATAAGAAATTGATATTTATAAAAAATGAGTTTAAGATTAATATTATTATAAATATTTAAAGTTAGTTATATAGAAATGGATGAGGATTTATTATATAATTTTAATAGAATATTGCTAGAAAAAAGGGAAGAAATCATAGAAATCGCAAATAATAAAAAAAGGGAAAATAAAAAAATGACTGATATTAATAAAATAAATAGAGATATATCAAACACCTTCACAAGAATTAAATTAGAAAATGAAAAGAAAATCAAAAACTCTGCAAGATATAAGAAAAAAGAGAATATGTAAATTAATTAAAATGAATAATTATGATATCACTCATTATAAGAAAATATTAGATGATTTACTTAAAAAACCTCTTATTAAACAAAGAACTCCTGAATGGTTTAAATTAAGAGAAGATAGATTAACTGCAAGTGATTTAGGAGATGCAATTAAAAATCCTGTTTCACTCGCAAGAAAAAAATTAAAAGGTAATACCTTTATTTCTTCAAGTATTCCTGCATTAAAATGGGGTACAATGTATGAAGCAATGGCTATTCGTATATATTCAAATCAAAAAAAAACAAAAGTTCATGAATTTGGATTAATTATTAATGATGATATTAAAAATTTTGGTGCATCTCCTGATGGAATTACAGATGAAGGTATAATGATTGAAATTAAATGTCCTTATACAAGACAAATAATTGATGGAAAGATACCAGAGAAATATTATTATCAAATGCAAGGACAATTAGCAGTATGTAAATTAAATAAATGTGAATATATTGAATGTGAATTTATTCAATTTGAGGATGAAGAAGAATTTTTAATTGAAACTAATAAAATTAAAGATATATATTTATATGGAATTATTGCAGAAAAAAAAAATAAAACTGAATATGATTATATATATTCAAGTGATGGACAAAATAATATTCAAGATATTAATGAAATGAAAAAATATGAATCTTCTGGATATAAATTAAATTATTGGAAATTAAAAAATATTAATATTCAAGAAGTTTCTTTTGATGAAAATGATTGGAATTCTGTTATTAAAAATAAAATTGAAATCTATAATGATATCTATTTAAAAGAAAAAGAATCTCATAAATCTATTAATATGTTTATTAATGATGATGAATAAATATTTATATTGGTATTGTTGAAATAGTATTAGATACATAATTATCTATTTCTGTAAAACTAGCTGAAAAAGCTAATATAGGTTCTACTAATTTAATTCTTATATTAGTATTAGCTGGTATTAATGTAATTGTTGTAAATGTTATTTTTTTTCCATTTAATACACCTGTATTTATAAATGCTGTTGATGAAGATTCAATATTATTAATTACTTTATTTAATTCTGTATTTCCTAATTCAGGAATATCAATTTCTATTTTTTTTCCAATTGGTATATCATATATAGATTTAAAATTAAATATAATATTATTTGCACTTGAACTTGCACCTCTTATAATCGTATAAATACCAGTAATTGAATATGATAATTGATTTAATTTTACAATATCATTAATATCATATTTATAAGTATTATAATTTTGATTTAAATTATTTAAATCTTTATTAAAAATTTCTTTATTTCCATTAAATGTACCATTTCTAACTAAAAAATTTAAATTCTTAACATATAAATTACTATCATTAATATAAAGTGCAGCATCTTCATTATTACCACCTAAATAAATCTTATTTTCATCTAAATTAAAATTTGCTAAATTCTTATCTTTATTCTTATTATATATTTTTATATTTTTTACATTATTACTATTTATATTACTTGGATATATATTAAAATCACCATTATTTATATTCATATCTATACAATTAATATTATCAACTGTATTATCACATATTCTCATACTATTATTTGTTGTATCTGTTTTAATTGTCATTCCAGCTATTGCAGTTATATTTCTAAGAAAATTCATAGATAAATTAGGTACAACTTCAAATCTATAATTATAAAGTGCATCATTAATTGTACTATTATTATTTTTAAATTCAATATATTGTTTTATATTTTTATCATAATTATTTATATTACTACCAGTTGTATTTACTAATGTTGATAATAATCCCATATTATTTTTAATTGTAGTAATATCATTTGAATTTAATAATATATCTGTAGTATTTCTATTAATTTTATTACTTAATAACATATCAACTTTATCAATATCTTTTTTTGTAGTTTTAATATTTTTATTTAAATTAGTTGTACTATCATTTATATAATCTTTTGTTTTTATTAAATTTTCATTTACTAATATTTTATTATTATTATAACTATTATAAAAATATGATATTAATATAAAAACTAATATTAATAAAATTAATATAGCTATCATTATTAATATAATATAAGTATCATTCATAATTAATTATCTATCAATTAATTATATAATTATTATTTTAATATCTTTATTACCTCCTTCTTTTTTTTCTTTATTATTATCTATTCCACCATATAAATCATAATCATTATCATCCATTATAAATCCTCCTTTTCTTATAATTTCTAATATTTTTTCTTCATCATTTTCTTTTATTATTTCTATTAATTCATCTTTTCTTTTTGATGTAAGTCCTCTCTTTGTTGGATTTAATTTATTTATTATTAATATTAAATCAGTTCTCTTTAAACTATTTAAATCCTTTATTTCTTTTGCAATTTCCTTCGGTTTTTCCTTTACTTTTTCTTCTTCTTTAGGTTTATCTTCTTCTATTTCTTCTTTTATTTTAGGTTTTTCTTCTTTAGGTTTTTCTTCTTCAATTTCTTCTTCTTTAGGTTTATCTTTAACTTCTTTTTTCTTTTCTAATGCGTCTTCAATTAATTTAACTAAAATAGGTTTTGTTTTTGCTCCTAAACCTGTCATTTTTGGATATAATGATACAACTATTTCTATTAATTGTGTTTTTAGAAGTTTCATTAAATCTTTAGGTAAATTTTTAAGTAATTCATTTGGATCTTTAGGTTTATCTTCTTTAATTTCTTCTTTCTTTTTAGGTTTATCTTCTTTAATTTCTTCTTCAATTTCTTCTTCTTTAGGTTTATCTTTTGCATCTAGAATTAATTTAACTAAATCTTCTTTTTTCTTTCCAGCTAGAGCAGTCATTTTAGGATAATATGAAAGAACTAATTTAATTAAATCTACTTTTAATAATTTCATTAATTCTTTAGTTTTTTGTTCTTTTTCTTTATCTTCTATAGGAATTTCTTTAGGTTTATCTTCTTTAGGTTTATCTTCTTCAATTTCATTAGATTTCTTTTCTTTAATATCTTTTTTATCTTTAATTAATTTAACTAAATCTTCTTTTTTCTTTGTTCCTAATCCTTTCATATTTGGATATAATGAAAGAACTAATTTAATTAAATCTACTTTTAATAATTTCATTAAATCTTCAGGTAATTCTTTTGGTAATTCTTTTGGTTTATCTTTTTCATCTTTTTTAATATCTTTTTTAGTATCTTCTTTCTTAATTATTAATTGTTTTATTTTCTTCAATTGTTTTTCTTTTGCTTCTCTTTCTTTAGATGTTTCTTTTACTTCTTCTTCTTTTTCTTCTTCTTTTTCTTTAATTTTAGATTTCAATTTATCATCTTCTTTTTTCTCTATTTCTTCATTTTCTCTAGATTTTTCTTCTTTTTCTTTTTCCTCATAATCTATAAATTTATCTTCTTCATCATATATTTCAATATCTTCCTGATTTGGCATATTTAAATAATCACAATTAAATCTCATTTGAATTCCCATTGCTTCAAATTCTTGTTTTAATAATTTAAATGAATATGGTGTTTCTATTATATTTATCTCATTCTTTCCACAATTATTACAATATGTTTCTCTTATCTTATTTCCATATATAGGTATTATACCACAATTTTTACATACACACCATCTATATTTATCTGATCTTTCCATCATACTTTCTTTAATAAAACCTGCAATACCATGACTAATTAAAGTATCTCTTTCCATTTCACCTATTCTTAATCCTCCTGCATTTCTTCTTCCACCAGTAGGTTGTCTAGTTAATTGAACTTTTGGTCCAACACCTCTTGCATTTATCTTTTCAGCAACCATATGTTTTAAACGGAAATAATAAGTAGGACCAATAAAAATTTCAGTATTCATTTGTCTACCAGATTGACCATTATATAAAATTTCATTACCATATTTATGATATTTATATTTATCCTCTAAAGTTTGATAAATTTTATCATAATCTAAATTAATAAATGTTGTACCATCTCCTAAATAACCATCTAAACAACATAATTTAGAATATACACATTCAACAACATGTCCAATAGTCATACGTGAAGGAATTGCATGAGGATTAACAATTAAATCTGGTCTAATTCCATCTTTAGTAAAAGGCATTTGTTCTTCTGGTAATATCATACCAATAACACCTTTTTGACCATGTCGAGAACAATGTTTATCACCAAATTCAGGAATTTTAATTTTCATTAATCTAACTTTACAAACTTTAGTATCATCATCTAAAGTTCTAGAACCAATAAAAACTTTATTTATATATCCATAATAACTTTCATCACTAACTATTGATATATCACTATAAGTTGTTTCTTTAACTTGTTCTATAAATAAACCTTTTTTAACTTCTTTATAAATATCTTTAACTGAAATCATACCAATAATAACAGCATTTTTACCTCTAGGAATATAAGAACCTTCACGAGGGAAACCTTCATCATTAATTAAAGAATAATCTGCATGTTTAATTTTATTAATTTTAATTCCTTCATTTCTCATTTTAATAGGATTTCCAAAAATAATTTTTTCAGTTTCATTTACTACTTTTGAAGCTGCTGTTATTGATTTATAATATGATAAATGAAATAATCCTCTTTCTATTGATTTTCTATTTATTATAAGACTATCTTCTTGATTAAATCCTGTATATGTCATAATTGCTACTATTAAATTTGCTCCATTTGGCATTCCATCACTACCTGTATATTGAGAATGACGAGTATTTATAATTGCTTTTTGTGCATAATGTTGAATAAATCCAAATGTATCAAATCTCTTATTAAAATTAGTTGCATATATTCCTATTGCTTGTTTAGTTTGAGCAGCATGGAATATATTTCTTGCAGCTGCATTATGATTACATATAGGAATATTTCCAGAAACTACACTTAACATAGTTGAAGGATGAATTTCTAAATGTGTATAAAATTTATTCATTTGATTTTCTTTATACATTCCAATATAACAACATTCACTTTCTTGAGGATCTATATATTCAATAACTGCTTCTTCCTTTTCTAATTCTTCTAATATTTCATTAGATGACATTTTATTAAAATTTTTACCATCTATATTAAGAGTTTTTGGATTTATATATTCATTCTTATAATATATCTGTTCATTTCTATCTTCTTTACTATAATTATTATATTTTCCTATAATCATATCAAACCAATTCTCATATTTATTTTTAAATATCTTAGTTATTCCATTTTTTATTATTATTAATGGTCTCATTGCTCTTCCTGCTTCTACATAAATTTTTATATCATTATTAGCTATATTCCATGAAATTGATGTTAATATATTTATAAGTGCATTTCTCTTATATGCCCTTAATGTTCTTATAATTCTAATTGGATCATTTGTTATTCCAAACCAACTATTATTTACAAATATCTTTGTTATATTTCTATCCAATTTTAAATTATAATTCTCTATCGGTATTACCCCTATATCTAATAAACATTCTCTTATATATTGTGGATTTGTTCCTGCTGTTACTTTCGCTAAAAAAGCTAAATTCTTTAAATATCCAATACCTGCTCCATCAGGTGTTTCAAACGGACACATAATTCCATATTGATGTGCATGAAGTTTATGTGGTGCAGTAACTTTAATAGATCTATCAATAGGCATATTAACTCTTCGTAAATGTGAAAGAAAACCAATATAACTAATACGAGATAAATCTTGAACTCTTCCTAATTCAGGATCATCATCAGTAGCTAGACCCCATCTACCTTTTAATGATTTTGCAAATGTTTCGGCGATAATAAGAACAGGTATTAATTGATAAATATTATCTTTAGTAATAAAATTATTATAATTATTAGTATTTTTCCAAGAACCGAAATAATAAATATTATCAAGTTTATCTCTAATAGTTTTTCTTAATTTCATATAAGCCTCTTGAAATAATTCTGCTAATAAAAATCCACTAATATTAATTCTCTTATTAAAATAATTATCTCTATCACTTTCCTTTTTTATATTAAGTGCAACATTTATAAATTCTTTTGTTAAATATCCAAGATATTTACCTTTATTTTGAAATATTGGAATATTTGGAAATATATCTACCGCTAATATATATTTAACTTGATCTATTGTCTGATATTTAGTTCTAAATTTAAGATAATTTAATGCCTGTTCCTGTGAATATATATAATATCTAATATCATCCTTCTCATAATAATTATTATATATTGATGGTCTTATGAAATTACTAAAATAATTATCTTCCGTTTTTGTATTATTTATTCCAAATATTGTTTCATATATATCCTTATCACTCTCTATTCCTAATGCCCTGAAAAATATAAATAATGGTATTTTTCCTTCTATTGATGGTAGACTTACATATATTGAACCCTTATTATCAATATATTTTTCTGTTATATCATCTGTATCCTTAACTAAATAAAATTCTATTGTTCTTGGTACTAATACTGATTCACCTGTTTCACCACTTGATTTAATTTTAGCTTTATAACTAAAATTATCATCATCCTTTAATTTTCCGGAAATTAAACAATTATTCGTTTCTGATTCTTGTGCAATAATTACTTTCTCTTTTCCATCTATTATAAAATAACCTCCACCATCATATATACATTCTCCTAATCTCTGTAAAACTGCATTTCCATTTCCATTTAATACACATAAATCAGAATGTAACATAATTGGAATACTTCCAATTGCAACATTATTAATTGTACTTTCTATTTTATCTCCATCCTCATCAAATATTTCTATTAATATATTTGCATATATATGTGTTTCATATGTTATACTCTTTAATCTTGCATCATTTGGTGTAATTAATCTCTGTGAACCATTTTCATATGTAATAGGATGATCTATAAATAATTCATTTGAATTTCTACCTCCTACATAAACATTAACCTTCATAATTTCCTTTTCCTTTTTTTCATCTAATTTAATCATAGTTATAGGATTATAAGTCTTAATAGTTTGAGGTATATATCTCTTTATTAATTCCCTATAACTATCAAGATGATGATTTGTAAATGGATATTTATGGTCTTTAAAATATAAATCTAATATACTCCAATCGTTCATTATTTATAATAACATAAAAAAATATTTAAGAAATTACAATTTCTTATCTTTATATATATTTATTATTATTTAATAGATATATATGTCTTCTTCATTAAGAAGTAAAACCCCTTATAATAAATTTTTTGAAGAAAAATATAAAGAATTAAAAAAAAAATGATGGAATGAGATCTTGGGAGATTATGGCCATTAGAGAAAGAAAAATATGAAAGAGAAAGAAGTAAATTAGAAGAAAAACAAGAATTTAAAAAATTAAAAGAAAAAATAATAAAATCATTTGAAAAAGAAAAAAATAAATTAGATTTAGAAATAAATAAAGTTGATAATATTCTTGAAGATTTATCTGGATTAAATAATGATCAATTAAATTATATTATAAATGAAGTTATATTAATGCTTAATAAAAGTATTAATAATAAAAAACAAGAATTAGAATTAAAAGAAAAAATAATTAAAATTTTAAATAAATCTTTATCTAAATCTCCACATATTATTGATTTACCTATTCAAGAATTTATTAATAAATATAAATAAATATAAAATTTTTATTATACAATTAAAAAATTTAAATTATCTGCAAAACAACATTCTAAATTTAATTCAAAAATTTCTTTTATTTTTTTATTATCTATATTTTTTCTAATATAATCTGCAAATTCACATTCAGGACTTTTTACAAAATTATATTTAAATTCTTTTAAATATTTACATTTAATTGCAAATAATCCTAATACACAATCATCATATATATATTTTTTAGTACAAACATTAAAAAATTTAATAAATACATCATAATTATATGATTTTATTAAATTTATAAAATTTAAATTTAATAATTTATATCTTCCAGTTATTTTTATAATAATATCATCATCTTTAATATTATAAATATGTATTATTTTTTTAATATCTAATAATTCATTTTCTCCTTTATGATGATAATTAGTAAAATTATTTTCTGTATAACAAATATCACAATTAAATTCATCTAAAAATGTTGAACGTAATCCATTATTTTCAACTATTATTGGTTTAATATTTGAATCATTTTTATTTAATTTTAATAAATGATTTATACATTCAATATATCTATTTTTTCTTTGAATTTCATTAATTATACCTATTTTATTATTTATAGATGTTGTAATTATTAAATATATCATTTAATATTAATTTAGATATAATTATTATTTTAAACAACTTCCATTAATATCATAACAATATTGATAATTTTGTTTAGATTTTGGATTACTAGATTCTTCCAATTTCTTTTTTAAATCATTATTATATTTATCTGAATCTAATTCATTTATATTAAAATTTCCAACTAGATTCTTTTGATTTCCAATAAAATTTTTAAATTCAGAATTTGTTACATCATAAAATGAATTTCCATAAAATCTTAAACTTCCATCATTATCATCTATTATCATTGTAATAGGTTCTTGACATAAATCACATTCACTAATTAATTTAGGTATATTTTTTTTAATTACTCCTTTTCTTTGATTATTATCATTATCATTTATTTGAATAGAAAAACTAGTTTTATCAAATAATACTGATAATATACCATTTGATAAAACTGGAATATCATTAATAAAATAAATTATTCTATTTGTTTTTATTTCATATACAAATATTAATCCACTTTTATTTAATTTTAATCCATATCTATTATTAAATGAATATATTATATTATCTACATCTAATGGTGAATACATATTAAATAAATAATCTGATGATATTAATTCACCACCCCATGGCATTTTAATTATTTTATTTCTCTTTAAATCATAATTATATGTATAAAAAGACATAACTATTTCTGGAACACCAGGATATTTATCATTTAATAATGAAAGTTCTTTAATTATATTTTCACTATATTCTTTAGAATAATGATTATATTTAACTTTAATTTTTGTATCTTTACTTTTACAATCTGATGTATCTTCTTTTACTATTATTTCTCTTTCTTCATCTCTTAAATCAGAAGAATAACCATCTTTAATATGTGAATTTATAACTGAAATAATTAGATTTAAAGGTGATTTAAATTTATCAATTTTATTAACATCTTCTTGATTTATTTTTTTATTATTAATCATATCATTAATTTTTGAATATTCACCTAATCCATTAATAATATCTGCCATTGCATATTTCTTAACAAATTCATCCATACCTTTATTATAATCTTTTGCATATTTGACATTACATAAAAAATTTTTTGTTTTTGATAAACATTTATTTGGAAGATATGGAGAAAATTTAACTGCATTTTCTTGATTTGTTCCATCATCTTTATCATATTTAGGAACTAATACTTTTAAATCTTCTCCTACAGTTGTAACACATCCACCTTCAAAACAAAGATTATTTAAATCATCATATAAAACAAATTTACTTTTAGATGCATCTCTAAGAATTTTAGTAAGAAGTTCTATAAAACTTCTATTAAAATTCATTTTCTTCAAATTATTAATAAAATCTTTATCAATATTTGCAGTTCTTTCAAATTTTAGAAAAACATCACTCATTATTAAATTATAAAAAAATGTTGATGAATTATATATATCCTGAAAATTTGTTATATATCTATATTCATTTGATAAATATGGTATATATAATAATATCTTAATTTTTCCCTTGAATTTATAATTATTTAAATGACTCTTCTCATATTTCTTCTTATCTTCTGTTGTCGCAAATCCTGAATAATTAAAAAAACTATTTAAATAATCTAATATTGCTAATGTTCCATTATTATCTGGTTGTATTTCTGCATTTCCTAATTTACTAATTCCATTTGATGGAAAATGAACAAATCTTTCTGTTTCAAGAATACTACTATCATATTCAAGTTCTCTTCCTAATAATATATAAATAGGTTCTGGTATTTTTATTGGATATCCAATATTATTATTTTCATTTAATTTATTATAAACATTATCAATCATATTATCAATTTCATTTTCAATCGAATTTAATGAAGTAGAAACAAATGAATTATCTATACATAATGAATATTGAGGTTTATGAATTTTATCTTGATTATATTGTCTATCTGAAAAAAATATACAACTTATAAAAGATAAATTTCTAAATGTTATTGGTGAACTTTTAGGACTCTTATCACACTTATTTTTATCCAATTCCATATCTTTTCTATATATTTTCTATAATTAAATATATTCTAATTATTATTTATTCTAATTATTATTATTATTAATATTCTAATTAAGATTCTAATTAATATTATTATTAATATTCTAATTAATATTTCTAATTAAGATTCTAATATGATTTTAATATGATTCTAATATGATTTTAATATGATTCTAATTAAGATTCTAATTAATATTATTATTAATATTCTAATTAATATTTCTAATTAAGATTCTAATATGATTTTAATATGATTCTAATATGATTTTAATATGATTCTAATTAAGATT